GCTAAGAGTTAAGGCTTACGTATCTGAGTAGAGTATATCACTTGCTCGGATATTTTTATATACATATTTACAATATAAAAAGGGAGTTGGGGAAAATGGTAGTTTTAGGAATAATAGGATTGTTAAGCATAACAATCGGTGTTTTATCGTTAATCTGGCTTATAGTTAGTTCATTTACGAAGTATAGCAAGAAACCGCCTTTAGTTTTGCTTGCAGTTTGTGCTGGAATATTTATAATAGATTTGATTTCAACATCAGCTATTCAAGAAAATCAAGCCAAATCTGCTGCACAATCTAGTTCAAAATTAGCTGCAAGTAAAAGCTCTGAGAAAAAGTTCTCTGAGTCTCTCAATAAAATGGGAAATGAAGCTGCTAAAGAGGACAGCAGAAAGCTTAAAGAGAACTCTAGTACGAGTGTCTCCACAAGCTCATCAAGCACTGAAACACCCGCTCAAAAATATCAAAAGAAATTAAACTCATTGAACGGTGGAACTGCCGAATGGGCAACTTATGACCAAGGCTCAAACACAGTTACTTGGATTGGATATGATGCTTGGAGCAATTATTCACACTCTGATTTACAAAAAGCAATGGATCTCTTGCAGACTATGACTTATAGACAATCAGTAAATTATAATATTCAAAATCCTAATATTGTTGTAAAAACAGAAAGTGGCCATATAATTGCTACTGCATCAAACGGATCTGATCTTTCATTCAGCAAGTAAATTGGTCTACCTTGTTCAACAAAAGCCTTGTGAAATAATTAAGCCTGATTGCTAGGCTTTTTTATTTTGCAATTCACTATCACTTTTTCACTAAGCTAATCTAGCACTGGTATATGTATTACTTTCTTTAAGATACATTATGTAAACTAAGATTGGTATGTAAAAATTAACAGTAGCTCAGTTTTCAATTGTTTTAGTTGCTTAATATTGATATAATTTAATCAACAGAACAGATCATGTCCGGTAGCCCACGAGGCGCTGGGCTCTTTTTTTATAGCATTGGTATTATCCACAAGCTGCAGGTCTGCTACTTTTTAAGCAGCCCCCTATTAAACAGTTATCCACAACCCATTGCTGCATTTAGGAAATTTGTGCCGGAGGAAAACAGTATTTTTCCCTAGATTTAACTAGAAAAAAATAATCTGTTGCATTTGAGGTTCCGACCATCGCATCACAGGCAATCTATTTCAGCTATTCTCATAGCTCAATTAAAAACTCTTTTAATTAAAAAAGGCTGACAAAAGTATGCCCTTGCCAGTGTCGTTTTAGACTATTTTAATTGTCACATCATACTACCACCACGCTATTAAACGGCTTCTATGTCCGTAGGTTAGCGCTGAACCCAGCCTAGCGGATAGATTGCATATCTACTAGACTACTCAATTATTTTTGTGAAGTAGTCGCTGAGTTCACGACTTGTCTACTTGCTGTACGTTCGATTATAAGCAGCTGTCGCACGCCTAAGCGTGAAGCTTATAACTTACTAGTATTACCTGCTTAGCTTGTCTCCTAAGCTTTCAAAATCGCCCACATTTACATCAACGGTAATTTGATGTATAATACAGTTACTAATCGCTGGCTGTTCGATACTACAATATCGAGTGGCTTTTTTCTTTATAAAGGATTGGGCTTTGGCTCAGTCCTTTTTTGTTTACCCTCTTAATATAGCATCTCACTTTTATTATGTCAATAACAATTGCCTTTAAATCAGTTGTTTATCAACGTTAATGTATATAATGATGTATATGTAGATAATGTTAATGCTGTATACATTTATGACATTAACAACTTATATATCGACATAAACGTTGATAAAGATATAGATATTGCTATTGCGGTAGACAATGCCCTTGCTATTCCCAATTTAGTGCAATTGCCAATTTGTATACATTGTTATATACTAAGTTGTAGCTAAGAATATCTACCATTTATTTTTACAAAAAGGAAGTGAATTTTGTGAGCAAAATCATTGCTTTGTCGAGTAACAAAGGCGGTATTTTGAAGACGTCTTTGGCGGTTAATTTATCTGGAACTTTGGCTACACATGGCAAAAAAGTGTTGCTAATTGACATGGATAATCAGGGGAACGTTGCGACAACTTTTGGATTAGATCCTGACGACATCGAATGGACCATTTATGATTTACTAGTTAAAAATTCAGAACTTGCTAATCCAGACTTGGCTTTACAAAATGTGACAAAAAATATTGATGTGATCGTTGCTAATGATGATATGGCTTATTTTGAAATTGATGTCCTAACTGATACAGATCACTACCCAAAATATTTCGAGTTGCTAAAAGATGTTATTGATTTGTTTAAATCGAAGTATGATTACATAGTTGTTGATACTCCACCGCAAATGGGCTTGATTGCCGCTAATGTATTTTATGCTGTTCAAGATGTTATTATTCCTTTTCAGCCGGAAGAATATGCCTTTAGAAGTTTGGTTAAGTCGGTTGCAGCCATTGATAAGTTTAAAAAAGTTAATTCTGAACTAAATGTTAAAGAGATCGTCCCTGTTAAAGTGAAGCGTACAGTCATGCATCAAGCGTATCTTGATAGCGCTAGAAGCTACGCTAAGGCTCGCAATTTAAACTTTAGTAGTATTGTTATTAAGGACAGTATCAAATACGCTGAAATGGTTGCTAGAATGAATATACCTGTAACGCTGTTTGAAGACGTTCCAAAAACATTAGTTCCTTACAAAAAAGTTTATACAGATTTAGCAAAGGAGTTGGGGTATATTGGCTAGATACGGCAAAAAAGACGGCTTCAATGTAGATAACATTGTCAAGGTTGATAATGCTAACAGCAATGCTAATGTCAATGCTAGCAATAATGCTAATGATAATGTCGTCAATAACAATACACCTAATGCTATTGAGAAACTGAAAACAACCAAACAGGATAAAGAAAGAGTATTTGTTTATCTTGATAAGGATTTAGCATACAAGGTAAAAAGTTATGGAAAGCAGATCGGAAAATGGCGAGGTGGAAACAGCAAGATCGTTTCCGAAGCATTGAAGATGTATTTTAAAAAGAATAATTTATAGAATACTATTTAGCCCACAAAAGGGCTATTTTTTATGCGCTCTTATTTGCAAGCTAGCGTATAACTGCCCGAATAAGATCTGAAATTGCATTAGAATGCGCGTAAAAAATAAGCCTACCCGAAATTAATCGAGCAGGCTTATATTTTTTGGGGCAAAAGCCCCGATTGTTACCTAGCGTATCCTAACATGTAGTTAGGCTGTAGGTGTCTGTCAGCAACATAGCACCAGTTACCACTTGCACCTTTGTACACGATATAGCGATAACCGGCTGAATAGTTATCAATATAGCCAACATACTTAATTGTTTCTCCGGCATAATAATACTGGTAAGTTGCATTATATCCAGCCCCGTGCCAAACCATTAAGCGCTGGTTAGGCGTGAAATATCCTGACTGTGCATGAACGCCAACTGGTAAAAATGAACTAGAACTTGTTGAACTGGCTTGCTTAGCAGTTTGCAAAATCTCAACGTTTGATTTATCGATCCAGCTTAAAATACCAGCGAGCAAAACTTTGCTACCTGAAATCTGCTGAACCTTGTAACTCTTCCCTTTTACCCAGCTAGGAATAGAGTAGCCGTTCGACCACTTATTTGCCGAGAAGTTGACTTTAACTGTATACCCGACTTCAATATCTGATTTAGGAGTATTGTTAGCTTCCTGCCCTTGCTTAATAGCAGTAGTGGTAGTTTTAGTCTTAACGGCTGTACCACCTTGGGTAGAAGTCGTAGTACCGTCATATCCGTTTTTAGTAATCCCAAGCAAATCAACATTTCCATCTAGTCCACCTGCTTTATAAGTGCTAGTAAATTGGAAAAGATGAATGTTTTTGTAGCTTGGAAAGTAATTATAATCCGGGCTGGTTCGCACTTGGTAATCTGGATATTCAGCAAGCCACAGTGGATATTTGTCGGCAATCGTGGATAAATCCAAATGTGCCTTTAAGAAATTAAGATATCCGTATAGCACTGGAGTATATCCAGCTTGCTTAACTTTAGCCAAGGCATACATAACAGCATCGGTGTTTGGACTCCCACTTTCAACATCTAAAGCTACAATCGAATTTTTAGGCGTCTGCACTTTAGGCAGATAATAATTTAGCATCTCATCTGCTTGTGCTCGTGTGCTAAATTGCGCATAAATGTAAGTGTGGGCACGTTTCCCTTGTGCAATTGTTGAAGCTACTTGGCTTTGATAAGTTGTTTGAGGATAAAACGTCCCATCATAATACCCGCCAATTTGGCTAATAGCAAACTTGTCACTAGCTTGACCGAACACAGCCGTTGATCCTTGATAGCGTGACAAGTCCACACCTTGATCACGGTCAGCACTTGCAGCGACTGCAAATAAAAAAGCACTGGCAAACGCCAATGCTCCAAGTAAGACTTTCTTTTTCAATTTTAAACCTCCTTGCTTAACTCCTCAACAGCCTTTTGTGCGTCTGCTAAAGCTTTCTGTTTCGCTTCCAAATCTGATTTTGCAAGTTCCAGTTTCTTAGCCTGTGTGTCAGCAAGCGCTTTTGCTTGAGCGACAGCATCAGTTTTTTCTTGCTGTTCCTCAGTTTTCTGTGGATATACAGATTCTAATGTAGTTTTAGCTTCTGCATAGGCTTTTTCTACTGCATTTTCAATGGTGGTTAAATCTGCCTTATCGAAGCCTAATGCTGTTAATCCGTTCATCACATACTCAACGGCTTTTGACTTTTTAACAGCTCCATCAATGTATTTATCCACGCCTAATTTTTCGACTGCAACAACAGCATCTTTAGCCAATGGTGCAAGCACATCAATCAGAGATGATGCTTTTTTATTCGACTTAATGAAATTAACCAAATATGCAGCAATAATTGGAATTGTTGCACTTGCGATTGCCATAACAACGTCTGAAACTGTTTTAATATCTGTATTCATTTAAATTTATCCTCCAAATCTTCTATTTTGATCCCTTGCTCATGCAACTTAATCTCATGAGTCTGTAGCATCTTTTCGTGTTGCTCTGCTCGCTGCTCCAACGTATGCAAGTTTTTTTCTTGCAATTCGTGTGACCGCTTAAGGTCATTTCGGATTCCTTGCATTGGCAGCTCAACATACCTTTTTAATAGCCCTCTGAGCAGGTAACCAATTGCGCTTATTATCGCTATAATCGACCCCCACTCGTCCCAGCCTAACCCTAAAATTTGATGTGGCATTAACTCACCCCTTTATGCCAATCACCCGCCCAATTTATTGTAAAAAATCATTTTACTTATAGAGATTTCTAACAGCATAGCTTGACCATTTTGCTCTATTCATATATCCTTTATCCCCTGGATGAATTGTATCGCCAACGACATATTCGAAAACCTCTGGCATATTTGTTTGATCTATATATTTTTTAGTAATATTAAAATCAAAAAGTGATACTCCTAGGTTCATTGGAGCTAGACTGACATTTGTTTGAGTACCATCATATTTTGTTATCAAAGCAGCATTAAGTTCTGATATTCTTGAGCGCAGTCGTGTGTCTGAGAAACCACAGTGAGGTGTAGGCGCTGGTAGGTGAGATAATCCAATTATAATTTTGATACTTGAACTAACATTTTTTATTGACGAAATCACTGTATCAAGATTTGACATAAATTTAGTTATTAAATCATTCACATCTGTAAAGGTAGAACCATCATTAATTCCGTAATTAATTAGAACTATGTCCGGTGTGACACCTGAAAGTTTATTTTTTACATAATTTGCGAAGTCAAATTTATTATTGTTAAAGAAGGCATTATCATACGAGTTATTAGGCCCACGTCTATCTGAGTTTACTAATTGATTTAAAGTATCACCGCCAATTGCTTCCTCGCTAAATATTGTTCCATCTGAACCTGTTATTTTTTGGGTTCCTATCCAAGTAGGCTTTACATCGCTTAGATTTGAATTCAAATCCTCAAAATATCTTGGATCTGCACTAGTTGATTCACCAATTACTAAAATTTTAGGAGCTGCATTTTTTGCCTTAGTTCCATCAAAACCTTGGATAAGATAGATACCCTTGAAAATATTGTTATGTGAACCATTAAAAGCTGCTAAAAAATCTGAAGTAGTCCCCGAACCAACATCTTTAATAATTTCATTTAAAACAGATGTTCCTTGAAGAGTACGTATATTTTTAGCTGCTTCAAAAATATCTAAATCGCCAACTAACATTTCATCACTGTATAGAACCACATTTTCTCCAGTCGGAATGTAGATAAAGTTAGGTACGTTTGAAACATATTGCTTTTCAAATGGTTCAAATTCAAAAACATCTGGTGCAGCTTTAGTATTGTAGTCGAATGAAACGAAAATATGCTTTTCTGTTTGAATAGCTGGAACCTGTCCAATAAGGCCTGTATTTATTTTAAGTAAATTATTGTCGCTGTCTATCGTTAAAGCTTCATGGGTAGCAGTTGCAGTATCATATTGTACCCCGTTTCTCGCTAAAACTCCAGCGTATATATTATTAGCCATGATTGTCATAAGTGGAACAGTTAGAATCCCGTCTTTCTTAATTAAAAAATCTACAACATAATGTTGATTATCAGCATTTAGAAATACATTACCGGCAATAACGCTTCCTATATACCTATGATTAGACACTTCAGATATTTCAACATTCTCGTTAATAATAAGCTCATTATTAATAGCCATTCTGATAGACCATCCATCTGCAAAGCTAATTGCAGGTTCTTGAGTAGACTTATCATCGTTAACTACAATCTTTAAATACTTTGTTTGCTTTGACAGATCCAAAATTCCGTTTTCATCGTAAACAGTAAACTGCACAAACTTCTTTAACTCATCATACTCAAAAACAACAGTTGTGTAATTCGTCGTTCCAGAGTTAATAGGTGTTTTTATAATCGCATATTTGAAAATATCAGCATTTAGAAAATTCGTTGACCGTAAAGCATTGTATGTTGACCAATTTGAATCTTGAACAACTTCGCTCCCATCTGTTTCAGAAAGCTTCCCTACTTCAAACTGTATATAGTCAGATATTTTAGCAATATTCCCACTTGCTTTAAATTGGTTTTTAAAATCATCAGTCAACTTATTCAATCCTATTGAGTCATTAGGTATCACTTCAGCTTGGTATGCTCCCAAATCCTTCCAAGTTTTTGCTGAACTATCCCAGATATATGAATGAGAACCATCTGTTTGAGAACTATCAAACACAAGGTATGTTCCATCCGCACCACTTGGATATGCAGTTTGCAAAGCACCTAAAGAATAATAGAGCCCTTTAGGCCCACCTTGAGCAATGCTTGCTAGCATAGCGTCAACATAACTTTTATCAGATTTTAATGCAGTTGTAGCATCTTGAGCATCTTCTCTAGCACCAAGAGTGTTATAGCTCTTTCTAGCATCAATAATTTCTCCAGCATTAAAGCCTGTATCACTCATTTCCGCAACGAGTTTCTCCCCCATTTGAGCCATTGCTTCTCGCGTATCTTTCCCGTATACTTTATTTCTTATCGCCTCAGCACTTTTCAAAACTGAATGTAGTACTGTTGGGTCATAACTTGTTGTATCGTTTGCCATATTGTATCTCCTTCCTAAATAAATGCCTTACTATACGAATAACTAGCATCAACTCCGTACCCCTGCCAGCCATTACTAAACTGCCATCCATCTGCACCGTCAGGTTTCGTACTTGAATCCCAATCTGCAATCCATTTTAACTTTGCTAAACTCCCGTCAAAGCTCGTTCCAAAACGGCTTGAACTGCCATACAGACAAGTGTTCACATATCCAGCATCAGTCAGCACTTTTAAGAATGTTGTGATTGCTGAATCTAAGTCACTTTTTGAATTGCTCAATACATTTCCTTCGACATCAAGTGCAACTATCTTTGACTTATCTATATTGTTGGCTTGCAACTGTGCTAAAAAATTATTAGCCTCGGACGTTGCATTAGCAATATTTTCTAAATAGTGATAACAACCGACCAACTTCAAACCTGCAGTCGCACTATTAGCTAATTGTGAACCTGCTAGAGCATTATTATCATCCCCACTTGACCCATCAGTTAGCTTAACCATTATTCCTTTTGCACCTGCACTAATACATTTAGTAAACCAAGCAACTGATGTATCTGATTGATATTGTGAAACATCAATAAACACCTGTCCTGAAATCCATATATCGTTGTTATCAATAATGTTTTGAACTGTTTCAGACAAGTTTGCATAATTGTCGCCTAGCGTTCCTAACTGAGCAGTTTGTTTAGCAATCGTGCTTGCTTGGCTTGCTGTTAAAGCACTCAAAAGCGATATTTTCTTTTGCAAGTTTTGAGTTTGCTTGATTTTGTTATTCAAATAGGTGCTCAAATTCATGTTTACATCGCCAATCTTGATTGTTGAGTTGGTCGGCGTAACTAAATCCAAATCTAACTCGGTAACTTGCAACCATTCACTTGGCGCTACAAAATCGTTAATGAACTGATACTGATTTCCAACTTTAAAATCATCGATTGTTTTGTCAATCAAGTGTAGATTAGATACGCTGATTTCCCAGCTTTCTTTTGCTGCCGATCGGGAGCCGAGCCAGTTTTGCGCTTTTTGCTGTAGTGTTGCTGTATCTGTAACTCCATCAAAATTTTGTGTACCGGCAATAATCCCAAATTCGTCAATCAAAGCTTGATTATCGACATATCCTTGATTAGCTAGTGTAGTTTTAGCTGTCACTGGTTGCTTATCAGCAGTCAGCGAGCTTGTATCTGTTGACGAGCTATCTGTCGATGAATCTGCTCCGGTTGGAATTAATCTTGTTACTACGCTAGTAGGATCGATTGTTTTGCTAGCTGACTTCATATTGAAACCAATCCGCAGTGGAGTAGTGCTTTTTGAGCCCACACTAGCAAGATAATTGATTGTCATTGTGTCATAGTCAACAGTAATATATCCGCCATAGACATCAATCAGCCGGTTGGTAATTGCATCAAAAGTATTCTCATAATCTAAATAACGATCAGCAGATCCACTTGAGTCTGTGACCGTTACACTACCAACTTTAAACTTTTTATAGTCCTCAACTTGGCTATTGTGTTGACTAATGATTGCCTGAAAATACTGTGCAACCGTGCAATTGCTAACCTTTTGCTGTACTTGACAGCTGTCATGAAGATACGCTTCAATCGATTCAGCAGAATATTCCTGATAAATCAAACCGGAACCATCCATAGCATGAATTGGCTTGATGATCCTGCCTCTAAAAAGCCTGTTCCCATTTTCCAAAATCTCAACATGAGACTTCATCAGGTTTATCTTTTCCCAAGCGGGGTTGTCGATGTTCATTTGAATG